AATATTTAAGAGGCTTTTATAATAGAGAAAAAACTCAAAGTAGAATTAGAGACTATAGTACAATGTTTGAAGATTCAGGAAAAAGTTATGAAGATTCAAAAGAAGATTATGTATATATTGTAGGACAGAAAAATGCTAATCCTTATGTTTTATCACACGAATTTAGACATCGTGCTTTTCCTCCTAAAGAAATGGATGAAAACACAAATCGTTTATATGATGCTTTTTATGCTAGAAATCAAAAAGAACTAAATCAAGTTCTTAATGATATGCTTCCTAAAAAAAGAGAAGCTTTTTTAAAACGATTAGACAAGTATGCTCCCCTTATTATTGGAAGAGAAGTTCTTCAATTACGAGAAGAACACATTGAACTTTTAAAGAAATTAAAAGAAAAAAATATACCTTTTCCAAAAAGGATAGACTGGGATTTAGAAAGAAAAAGATTAATAGAGCAATATAATTTTAGAGCTAAGAATACAACTAGAAAACAGTTAGGTCTTGGCGGTATGGCTTCTGCGTTAAATAGAAGACAACAGTATGGTCTTGGTGGTCTTACTAAATTATTTACTAAAATGGCACAAAGACAAATAAAAAAATCAAGACAAGCTGTTAAAAATAATCCAACAGCAAGTACAAATAGTGCTTTAGAGTTAGATGAAAAATTAAATAATTTATTTCGTAAGTTTGGAGATCAAGAATATATTGATGAAGGTATGCCTTCTTTAGAAAATTTAAAACAAGATAATCAAGCAGGTTTTTATTTTAGTAAAACTAATTCAGGAAATTATAGATTATCTGAAATTGAATATGATGAATTTAATAATCCTAAAAAACTTAAACATACAATATATAAAATAAATAAAAATTTAGCTAACGAAAAAGATGTTAATAGAGAAGTAGTTAGATTAGGTTTAGATGTAGGAGAAAAATTAGGATATATACCACAAGAAATTTTTCCTGAAAATATGCTTTATGATTATGTTCCTAAAGAACTACACAAAATATATGGATTAGAATGACTACAGATATGTTTACAGAAGATATACTTATAATGTACCACGAAGATGATTTAGACAGGGGGTATCGCATAGATTGTAAGATGCGATCTAAACAGGACTTAGCTTGGTTAAAGCGAGAAGAGTTTAGAAAAGTCTACGAAGAGCTTTTAGAAGCTCATTTAAAAGGGATGCCAGAACTACCATTAGAATTAGCTATGGAGTCTGTAGATAAAATACTACAAGGTAACATACGATTCAATCCTGATGAACTAACTAGAGGCAAATAGAATGAAATTTGGAATAATAAAAAACTTAATAGGCGCAGTAGCTCCAACAATCGGCACAGCTCTTGGTGGCCCGATGGGTAATATGGCAGCCAATATGATTGCTGAAACTTTAGGATGTGAACCTACACCGAAGAAGATAGAACAAGCAGTACAACAAGCAACACCTGAACAGCTTGCAGAAATTAAAAAGATAGATGCAGACTTTGAAGTTAAGATGAAAGAGTTAGATGTCGATCTATATGCTTTAGAAACTAAAGATATCCAAGATGCGCGAGGTAAATTTTCTAAAGATTGGACATCTAGAATTATGGGTTTAACTGTAGTTGGTGGATTTATGGGTTACATCTTTTTAATCACCGTCCAACCTCCAGAGCAGAACAGCGAAGCGTTGATTAACTTAGTGCTAGGTTATCTTGGAGGACTTGCAAGTGCTATTATATCTTTTTACTTTGGAGCGTCTAATACTGGAAGTAAAGATGATAAGTAATGGAAAGTATAGCAACATTAATAGGTGAGCTTGGACTTCCTGTAGCAGGTGGTCTTGTTATGGCTTATTTTATTTTTCTTGTTATGCAACAACTTATGGATGGGTTGGTAAGTGAAATACAAACAGTACAAGCCATATCTAAAATGCTCATTACCAGAGCAGCAACTATGAATAACGATATGATAAGAATAGACACTAGCGTTTCTAGTGCGTTAAATCTTTCACCTGATTTAGAGCGTATAGCAAGAGCAGAAAACTTTGTAGAAGATGGAAAGATAGACGCTAGGAGAGACTAATGGATATTGTTCAGGTAGTTTCTGAGTTTGGTTTCCCGGTAGTAATGGTCGTAGGATTAGGATACTTTGTATACTTTGTATGGCAAACAATAACTAATAAGATTGATCCTGCTGTACAGGAAATGAAGATAACTATTATAAGGTTAACAGACCAATTACGTTTACTTGATCAGGATATGATTAGATTACAACAAAAAGTAAATACAGTACTTGAACTTAAAGAAGAGAATAGATTAGTAGATGATACGCAAATTAAAAAAAATACTTGAAAATATATCAGTACATGCACTTATTAATTTAATGTTTGTATTTAATTTTATTATTTTATTCTTTATACTTTTTTACAGTAGTGCATTAAAGTCTGATGAGTTACTTTATAGATTTAAAAGTCCTAGTTTTTCTGGAGTAAATACTAGCAGTCATTATCTTACAATCGAGAACCAAGAGTCTACAAGAGTTAAAGATATTAAAGAAGAGATAGAAGCATACCAAGATGAGTTAGCTAGAGAAGCAGACAACACTACACTTGCAAGGTTTATTCGTAACTTAGAAAGTCGCATCTATGCACAGCTATCACGACAGATGGTAGAACAACTGTTCGGAGAAACACCACAAACATCAGGTTCACTTGAGCTAGAGGGAAACACTATTGAATACAAAGTTGAAAATGAGCTTATCACGCTTACGATTACAGATGAAACTGGCGGTACAACTAGCATTACTGTTCCTATCGGTAGCTTTACTTTCTAGTTGTGCTTCTAAAGATTTATTAAACGGAAGTGGGATACCTAATATTGTAATAAAAAGTTCTTCTATATTAGAACTACAGTCTGAAGAACTACGACAACTTCCTTCAGCAAAAAGAAAACCAGTAATAGCTATATATCCTAATAGCTTTAGAGACCACACAGGACAACGTAAATCTAATGGTAGCTTTGCTTTGTTTAGTACCGCAATAACTCAAGCACCAGAAGCTTTTCTTATTAGGGCTTTAAAACATGCAGCAGATGGTGAGTTCTTTCAAGTAGCAGAACGCGTAGGACTTGACAGTTTAACTAAAGAAAGACAACTTATACGCAGTACAAGAGAATCTTTTGAAGAGGACAGCAGCGTCAAACCACTTTTACTGGCAGGGTTATTGGTTCAAGGCGGTGTACTGAGCTATGATTCTAATGTAAAGTCAGGTGGACTAGGTGCAAGGTTACTTGGAATAGGAAGTTCAAAAGAATACAGAGAAGATTTAATTACTATATCATTAAGATTAGTTTCTGTTTCTACAGGAGAAGTACTAATAGAAGTATTAGTATCTAAAACGGTTACATCAGCAGGTCTTTCGCAGGATGTCTTTAGATTTTTAGATGAAGGCAGAAGACTTGTTGAGGTAGAAGGAGGAGTTGCAGAGAATGAAAGTACCTCTATAGCTCTACAACGTGCAATAGAAGAAGGTGTTTTAGAAATAATCAAAACAGGAATAACCAGGGGGTATTGGGAATATGAAGAAACTAATTAGTATATTAGATTGTACTTTATTTAGTGTAGCTGTACTAGTAGGTAGCGTTTATTTATTTAACGAAGTTAGAGCTGATGATAATGAAATCTATGTAGATCAAGTAGGTGCTACAGCAAATATAGATCTTGAGCAATTAGGAAGCGGTAACATAATAGGTGGACTATTATCGACACACGGTTCGATGACTCCATTTGATCTTGATGGTACTACTATGACGCTAGATGTAAATCAAATAGGTAACAACAACAAGATGCTTGGTGATATAAATAGTGATACCTTTACTGGTATATTTGATTTTGATGGTGATACAAACTCGTACACTATTCAAGTTGATCCTACTAATACTTACTCAGCAGATAATGCAAATGTAAACGTAGACGTAGACGGAAGTACAAATACATTTACTCTTGATCTAGCTACTAATAGTTTATCTAGTGGAGCAGATATAGATACTATAGTACAAGGAGATTCAAACACTCTTAATATTGATTTGGATGTAGACTCAGCTACAAACTATATAGATCTTGATGGAGACAGTAACACAGTTAATTATGATGGAGACGGATATGCAGGAGGTTACTTCAAACTGGAACATGATGGTAGCAGTAGATCGTTTGACATTGACCAACAATCTACGTTGGACAACGATTGGTTGCAAGTTACTTCTTCTGGCAATAATGGCAGCGTTTGTATTAACCAAGACGATCAAGGCACAGCAGTTGGATGTTGATATAGGAAGTATTACAGAACTAAACGGAAACACCAGAGTAGTAAGAGATAAACCATACGAAAGTGCTATAGACTTTTCTCTTAACTCTATGGATAAATTAGAGACTGCAAAGGGCAGGATGGGTGTTACGTTTAGAGATGAAACTCTTATAAAGTTGACGGAGAATAGTACTGTTATTTTAGATGAGTTTGTGTTTAATCCTAATCCAAGCAAGTCAAGCATGGCTCTTAATTTTGTTAAAGGCACGGGCCGTTTTATATCCAGTAAGAAGCCACGCATACCTAAAGATAATATTAAGATTCGTACCCACGCAGCAACGATTGGAATAAGAGGCACGGACTTCACAATAACTGTAAAAGAAACTGGAGAAGCTCTGGTGATACTTTTACCTGATGAGTTTGG